TCATTTGCGTAACTAATTAAAAAATCATTATTTCCAAAATCATTATTTAATTTATCTGCTAACCATTCTACTGCTGTCATATCTTATTTGTTTTTAAATTGATTCTATTTTTTCAGCTCCTTCTTGATACATAGGTGAAGATACTATCACGTGTATTTGGTCTTTTCCTAAATCACCGTCGCAATGCGGGCAACATTTATTTTCTAACATTTCAATAATAACTTGATGCGCATTTGATTCGCCAATTATTTTTGCTGGTTTGCGTCTCCATAATAAGTACTGACCTAATTTACCTGTTTTCATATTAATTCCATTTAGTTTCATCAGGGGCGCAACTTACACCCCCGAATAATTTATTGCTAATTATTTCAAATAAATTTCCTATTCTAATTGCTAGTAACTCAATCGATAATCTCATGCTCGTGGATTTTAAATGATTCGATAAATATACTCAATATTTTAATTTCGTCTAAGGTTAAGTCCTTGAATATTTTTCCGTTCACGGTCCAGCGACCATTTTGAATTTTGATTTTAAATTTCATAATTTAGTTTTTTAAGTGGGCTTTGCCTATTTGATAATATTTCTGATATGCTTCGATTGTATTTGACGATTTATATTCGTCTGGCATACATTGCGGTGGGTCTGTAAATTCGAACCTTGTAACTTTATACGGAGCGGAAGCGAGAATTTCTTTGCACTTTTCTATCGTTAAATGATTCCTTCCGTATCGCTTCGTGTATTCATCGCCTAGTGCGAGCATGTAATTATAGCACCACATGTAATTTGCTACCGAAGAACGAACCCAGACTGCCGACGGATGATTCATATGTGTCTTTTTATACGGAACGTTTCCATCGCCTTCGATATGATGAGCCGTACATAAAAGCTGTGCTGCTTCTAAAACCATCTTCACGACGTGTTTATTGTAATGCTGCTCTGCTGCTTTTACGGGATCTGAATGTAGATAAAATATGTTCATTACAAATCCTGTATTAATTTAGCTAGTAATTTCTTTTTCTGACTCCACTCGATTCGTTCGTCTGAGCTAATCTGTCCGAACGTGCCTAGATCTGATTCGATTTGACAAATACGTTTATAAGTCTTGTCGATTAAAATCGCTCGCATTTTTAGCGAATCGACTAAAGCCGTCAATTGGTCGTCGTTGAAATTATCAGAAACGTACTCTTCAAGAATTTCGATTTCTGTTCTTTCGTCAATAGTAGGTTTTTCTAATTTATCGAAGTAACCTGGTTCGTTGTTGTAGGTATCTATTGCCATTATGATAATATTTTTTCAAGGTCGTTAATACTAATTCTTTCTAAATTTTTAATTAAAAAGTCGATTTTAATCTGGTCGATTAAACAAAGATTTTTAGGCTTTTCGATTTCGAATAAATCATTTGCCCAGTCTTCGATTTCTTTTTTATTTCTTTTAGATTCGTATCTTTCAGAAACTTCGTCAAGTAATTCATCCAAATCGAATTCGTCTAAATCTACATCGACGTCTACATTTACGCTTACATATGCCATGGTTCTAATATCTAAAAATTATTTGTAATAAAAAATACATTGCCGCAAAAAATGCGAATGCGATTTGGTACTCTGATTTTTGAAGGAATTTTTTCATGATACTAAAATGTTAAAGTGATATTAATTCCGTTTTTACTTCCAGTAAGCCAATTGTTTGAACTTACAAATTGCAACTCTACAAATTCTTTGCATTTTTCAATTGTTTCTTCAGTTGCTTTTCCTTGTAGGTCGATTCCTGATTCTCTTACACTTATTACATAAAATAAATCTAAATCAAGCCCTAGTTCCGATAATCTTGTAAAATTTTTTTTCATGGTTTCTATTTTTTTAATTGTTTGATGGGACAAATATAAAACATATATTTCAATAAAAAAAACTTTTGTTTAATTATTTTAAATATGGCTCAACTTTATTAAAATCGTAAACCTCTCGAATATTAGTTTCAATCCATAGAATCTCAATCATCCAAGCGTTTTCGTAATAGATTGCCCATAGTCTAAATTCCTTTCCGTTTTTAGCGAAGTAAGTTTTCAAAGTCTTGTATGGTTTTAATTACGTAATACTCATATCCAAGTTCCTGGACTGCTTCTTGGAAAGCGACTTGGATTTCTTGCTGATTATTTTTTCCGACTTTAAACTCACAGAAAACGATTCTGCCTTTAAATAAAAGAATCGTATCGGAGCAACCTAAACAAACGGGCACGTCTTTTCTTTTACGTGCCAGCTCATTCGGTACTGGGATAATGATTCCTAATCCTTTTCTTGTTATATTATTTCTGAAAAAAGCTATGCAGCTGATTTGTAGTTGATGCTCTGTCATAATTAAAATGGAATATCTGATTCGACTTCTGTTTTTTCTTCTGTAACGTATTCGATAAATCTCATCGTATGGTTTCTGCCTTGATTAAATTCGATTTTGTAATATTTTCCAAAACCTTCTAGCCATTGAGTAAATTTCTTTTGCGATAGCCATTTCTTGTAGTCTTGATATTCGTTGCAGAATTTAGTAAACAGCTCCGCTTTATCAAGTCTGATATTCATCGGCATATTCTCGGTGTCCTGACTCCATTCGTAAAATTCGAATGACGTTTCTTTGATGAACTTTCTTACTTCTAAATTATTAAAGTCGTGTTTTACTAGTCCGTTTTTAAGATAATACTGAACGCAGTTAATCATGAAGTTATCGAACTTCAACCATTCGGATTCGGACCAGTCCGAGAATAACATATGCCCGAACTCGTCAAGCGGTGTATGCTTGTAGCTAAAATATGAGCTCATCTCTATCTCGAATTTTCTTCGCTCGAAAGAACCACCTACACCACCTAGAGTATAATTTGTAGTGATTAGAATCTTTGGCGATTTTTCTACTGGGAGCGTAATTGGTGTCTGCCCTTTATACGTGATAATGATTCCTTCGGTAATTAATGAGAATAAATCCTCAAATTTAAAATTCTTTTTCACGTCGTCGAATACAAGTAATTGAGTATCGGGTGTCGCTATCTGATATGCGAAATCGGAATCGGGTTTAAATTGTTTTCCGTCGATTCGAGAAACCTTGCGCATATTTTTTAAAGCGTTCCAAAATAATCCCTTCCCCGAACCACCGTTTGGATTCTCAGAGATTGTCTCATCGTTAAATACGATTGCCTTGTTATTCGCTGAAGTTTTAAAAGAATGAAGCAGGTAACCAATTACTGATTTAAAAGAATTGTACTTTAATACGTCTTGCCCCGAAATTAACCAAATAAACTTTCTGAATTCGGCTTCGTGATGGTCTGCCGTTTGAAATTCTCTATTGATGATTTGTTTCTTCCATACTAGCCCGTCAACATCAATGTAGTCAATAGTTTTTACTGAATCCTTCTTAATATTAACGACGCAGTTTTTATAATAAAGGAAGCAGTCTGAAGCAGTGTCTTCTTTTATTTTTACTTCAGTAGTCGATAGCATCGAAAGAAACTCTTGTTTAAAGTAACCAGTATTTGAAGCCATAAAATCATATGGGCCATATCCGATATTATCACGACCAAGTATGTTTCCCAAGACGTAATCCTTGATAAGTTTATCGCTTGTCTCCTCAATCATATTCTGTTCCTTCTTGATAAAAGTAAACGTGTTTGAGTTTTCGCTCGGGTAGTATTTAAAGAAATTGTTTTGCTCTAGCCAGAATTTGAATTTATGCGTCGATAGCATAATTTTTCCTTTATCGGTATAGTACCAAAACTCATCGACATCGATATTCTCTTTCAGCAAAGAAATATCAATTCCATCGAATTGTTCTTCGAGTTCCTTTTTAGTCTTTCCAGAACGAATCAGTTTTTCGATTTTCTCTTTCTTTACGTTATCCTCAAAATGTTTTGTTCCTGGCGGTGTATTCTTTTTATAAGACGATTTCACTATCGATGAAATTTCTTTATCCTTTCCACCAGAATCGAATTTTAAACATTCGTGAAGTGCGTCATCTTTCGAGATTCCGAAATCATAGAAAGCAGATGCCAAAATATAAAGATTCGTGTTCTTTTTTCCTATCGTCATTCCATATTTCTTTTCCCACCAAACTAGTAACTTTTCGATAATTTGATTATCTGAAGTCATTCTAACAATCGGTTCTGTAGTTCCTACGTTTTCGATGTTAGGTTCTTCCATTTCAATCCATACGGATGAATCAGGATTTACATACATATCTGGGTCATAAGATTCGAAGCAGAATCGAGAAACATCCGAGCCTGACTTGTCCCAACTAGAATGGTCGAAATGCTTTTCTAAAGCCTCGAAATATGCTCGATGATTTGCTGGCACCGCTGGTATTTTTACTAGAACTTTTATGCCTTTACCAGACGGAGAAATCCAAGCTGCGTAAACGTACTCATCTGAGCTGATTGAATCTCTCAACTCGATAGCTTCCTCGATAGAATTTAATTTATCGAAATCTAATGTAATAAATCCCGAATGTTGAATTAATCCAGAAGCAGAACGGGTTTTAAATTTACCATTAAAACAAGTTCCTGGAAGTTGAGATTTATTCTTTCCATAATCCTCATCGCTCATAGATCTGAGTTGTTCGATAAAGTCTTTAGAATTCCCGTTTCTAATCCTATTTAAAACATATTCTATCGGTTTATGAAAAGGATTATTTGGGTCTTTTACGGATTTAAAAATTGATACTGTCATATTTTTTTAAGAAGTAAAGCCCCCGAGATAGTCCAGTGGTAGGTGGTACTATTTCAGAGGCTTTGAATTTTTTAATTATTGGCTACCACTCCAATAGTTTTACAAATATATAAACTTTATTCGAGATATTTCAAAATCATTCCATAATTATTTACACCCTCTTTAATTTGATAATCTTTTTTTAAGATTAATTTGTTCTTTTTAAACGGCTTGTAATTAACTGTGTGATGAACTCGATTGAATTTGTGTACTATTTTACTCAGATCTGGGTAAACGTCCACGAGCATCTTTGATTTTAAGTATGTCCCGTCTTTCTGATACTTTAATCCGTCTATTTTTTCGCCTTCGACGTGATAGAACTCATCTGTATTTCCACCTTTTTGTTTCTGCGTTTCCATTTTATCTTGAAGAAAGGCATTAAACTGAATAGTGCAAAGCCCTGCAGATAGAATATCAAGACTGATTATAGTGTCCTCGTTGTAACGACCTCGCCATCTGAATTTAATATCGTTTCTGATTAGATTACAACTATAAATTCTTGTGTTAGTAACAAAAGCAGGTTGCTTTGTTTTTCTAGGCGCAAAAAAGAAGTAATTGGGCCCAGCCATTACCACGTTTTCGTATCTGTCGCAAAAATCCTCCATAGCTTTCCATATCGAGTTACTAATTACTGGTAACTTTAGATTTTTATTCAATCGATAAAAACCTCGAATATTATCATCCATAACCCAATGCCAAAGATGTCCGTTTGCTTTCGAATGTTCTAGTGCGTAATTTCTAGCTGGTCCTGGCCCAGTACTTTTAGTCAATCCTAATTCGTCGCAAGTTTCGTAATTTTCTTTGTATCGCATATCGAGTTCAACGATATTAGCCAATAGATTGTTTTCATCTATTGCTTTTTGATACAGCTCTACTTCCGAAGGCTCAACGACTATATTATGAGATATTCCCATTTTCGTCAAAGCCTTACTAGTAGTCATGTACATATGCCTTCCCTTGGAGACAATGTAGAATGGGTGTTTCGGATAATTATTCATTTATGTATAATTTATCAACGATTCTGTCAATCTCTGCTTTCGGGAACCAGATCGATTGAGTTTTATAAGTGATTTTCTGGTCTACTAGTTTCGAGAAAGTATCTCTGTCCTCTTTATTCCTAAAGTGAACAATAATCGATTTCTCACTAGTTAAGTCTTTTTGAATAAACTCTGGCATGTCTTGCCAATGTTCTTTCCATTCTTCTTCAATTCCTAGAATGTCGAAGATGTCCATTTGATTATCTGCATCCATATTTATAAAATTATTTTACCACTTAATGGGTACGTGAAATAATAAAATTCACTACCTTTTTTAATTACTTTTTTACTCTCTAAAATTATGTTTTCTTCGGCTACTCCTGTAACTTTAGAATAATAACCGATTTTGCCTTCGTAATCCTCTAAACGAATCGTGCCGATAAATTTACCTTTTACGAAATACTCTCTGAAAAATCCTAAATGTTCGAACATTATTTCTGTACTTTAAAGTTTAAAACTCGAGCCACGTAATTGATATGCTTTGTAGTCGTCTGACTATATTTTCCGTTTGGAATTATTACTTCCTTTTCGAAATCTATTTCGGCTACTAAAGTATTATAACTAAATATTGATTTTAGTTCTACTTTTAAATTTTGGTTGTACTTTTCTAGTTTCATGTCTTATGTTTTTCTGATTTATTTTTCAAAGATAAACAAACAATTCAATAAAAAAAACTTTTGTTTAAAAAATGTACTATGTGTTTTATCTGTTTTTGGATATGACACGCTCGGAAACCTTGCTATCATTATCCGCAACGCTGTTTCGTGTCATATGTTAATTTTTTTTAGTATGTAGTTCAAAAAAAAAATTATCTGTTTTCATTTTTTTTGCAAACGGGAACTTGTATTTTTTTTGTTCGATACGACACGAAAAATAGTTAAACGTCTATAAAATAAGCATTTAACTTTTTTTACCTGTTTCCGATAAAACACGCTTTCAGCTTTTCCTTTATCTTTTCGACTAAATATTTGTATGTTCTCGGTACTCCTTCACGTAAAATATTTACAAAACCATAATATTTTTTCAAATATTCCATTATTTTAGGCTCTAAAGTTCCGTTTTTAATTCGGCTTTCGTAAATAGTTACAGGAACTCGATTCAATTTCCATAAGTCGATGTATTTATCGATTATGATTTTAAAGTATTCGTTTTTTGAATTAGAAGTTCTTTGAACGAATTCGGCAATTTTCTTTCCGTTCGGCATAGGAATAGAATTCAGAGCGGTCGTTCTTATTTTCATTCGCTCGTTTTCTTGCTCCTCATTTATTCCACCTATTGGTATTCTTATTTGCGGTTGATTCTTATGTCCGCAGTCGGGACAGTCGTCGGAGTTCTGCCCAATCCAATTATATCCGCATTTTTCGCATTGAATTAAAAGTTCTTTTTTCTTTTTTTCGGGGATTAACCCATTAAAGAATATATTTCGCCAATCTATATCATCGGACCATTTACCTAATCGGGAAACATTACCGCCCAAATCTATGACTATAAAATTATCCTTAAAAATCAAATCCGAAGTTCTAGCCCCACGACCAACTATTTGATGCCATAAAGACAGCGATTTCGTCGGTCTGTTTATAATTATACACTCCACTTCTTTTACGTCAAACCCAGTCGTAAACGTTCCAGTTGAAACTAATATCGCACCATCTGTTTCCTTAAACCATTCGACTACCTTAACACGTTCGCTAGAATCATTATTTACAGAGTCATACGATTTAATCTGATAATCTTTAAACGTATTTACTAGAGAAAGATTCTGTTTCGTTGAAGCTGTGAAAATCATTGTCTTTTTGCCTTTTGCCTTTTCTTCGTATTCTTGTAGAACATTATCATCGTGCTTTACTGATTCCTCAGCAATTTCGTTTTCGTCGAAATCGTCATCGCCTTTCGCTTTTAATTCGGAATAATAATCGTATGAGAAAATCACCTCATCGACAAGGCTTCCTTCCTCGATTAATTTCGAAATAGGTATTCCAGTGATAATGTTATCGTACGTCTGACTCATGGTTACTGGCGCACCCCATTTATCTACATGCTCGTTGTAGCAACAGATTTCTCTCGTGTCATACTTTCGCTCGCAGTAGTTACATTTATAATAGGTGATTCTTTTATTAATAATTGGGGTGGCAGTAAATCCTACACGCTTACAACCTTTAAATAAGTCGAATGTTTTTAAGTGTATTTGCTCGTGAGCCTCATCGATAATCATTAGGCCAATATCTAAAGACGTTTTTCTGGACCAGATAGTCTGAGTCATTCCTACATAGACATCGGTTTTAAAATCATTTTTAGATTTCGCAGTGATTTTCTCGTTTAAAATACCGAATTTTGCAAGAGTTTGTGACGTTTGATTTACTAGTTCGTCACGATGTACCGAAACAAGAACTTTTTTATTTGGGTTTTTAGAAATCCACTGACGAATAAAATCCGACATAATCACTGTCTTGCCAGATCCCGTTGCTGATTGACAAAGTACTGAATCTAATTCCTTCAAATTATCGAATATAGATTCAATCATTTCGCTCTGGTAGTATCTTAAAGTCATAATATTTTTTTAAGGTTATAGCCTTTTATTTTTTATTAATTATTCTATGAACTGTTGCTTCGATAGTCTTATTGTCTTTATTCCAAGCCTCTACTATTTGAGAAAGTGCTACTTTCGAAGGTAGTTTCTGAAGCGAAATAAATTTTATCAATTTAGAATACTCGTTTAAAATCTGCAGCGTTTCTTCTTGTCCGTTTCCAAACACAATATTGTAATCTCTCTCGGCTAATGGCGCAATCTCTTTAATTAAGGAATTTAGTTGCTGTTTTAATCTCTGTTTATTGTAATGCGTTCCTTGTAGTTCTTCGAGATTCTCCAATAATAATTGAAGCATAACAACCGATTCTAATAATACCAATAAATTACTTTCTGATTTTTCCATTTTTTATAATTTTTCTGTATAAATTATTTACTCTCTCTGAATTAATCCCTCTTTTATAGTAGAAGTTTAAAACTCTAATGATTCGTTGTTTCTCAGTCATTTTTTTCGATTTGTTTAATTGCGAAATTTGCATAGTCAATTATTTTTTTAAAGTCAATCAGATCTTGGTCTTTTTTTCTCCAGTTATATTTATCGATATTAAAACGACAGCAAGCCAATATTTCTTCTTTCGTCATATTTGCTTCCGAACGCTCAAAAGTATCGATTCCGATTTGATATTGCTCAGGCTTTCCAGAAGGCTGTGAATCATACATTTTCTTCCAATAATAATATCCTTCTTTTGTAGTATTCCAGTTAAATGCGTCAGTTAAGTCGTCGCTGGTAAATTCGTAATAAGTTTGGTTTGCGTCTTGTCTGTAAGTTTCTGCGTTGAATCTTACATCTCTAGGTAGTTCACTAATTTTCATAATTCATTTTTGATTCAAAGATTAAATAATTTGCTCTTGGGTTGAATTTAACGTATGCAATTATAGCATTTGCTTTTTCTTGGCAATAATAATATTTTCCTTTTAATATATAGTCAGGAAAAATCTCCAAAAGTTCGGAGCGTGAGCGAATAGCCCTTTCTGACAGCTTTGCTATTTCGCCAATCTCTTTTCGGTTTAAATAATTCATATTTCTAGTTTTTAAATTTTGATTCGACAAAGATATATTTAAAAAAAAGAAACAAAAAATTTTTTTAATAAAACTTTTGTTATATATTTGTCAAAAATTAAACCAATAACATTATGGAATTAGAGAAAAAAATACACGATGCATTAATTAGTCACGTTGGCGGAAACGCTAAAGACGTAAAAGGAATCAGCGGAACCCAGCTCACTAAAATGAAGCAAGGTAAATCTGGAATCAGTACTAAAAAATTAAAGGAAGTATTAAAAGCCAACGGAATGATTGGCAAACTAGAGTTAGATTCAAACGGCTTGAAAATTATTATTAACCTATTTTAAATCAGAAAAAAAATGGAAACTAAAACAGACTGGAGAAAATTCAGAAAATCAACGCATTTAGCATCGGCAGATCTCGATGCTATGGAAACCGACGGAAAGCCACTAATTTTTACTATTAAAGAAGTAAAATTCGAAACAGGTGTAGACGTTTCTGGTACCAAAATGGACGGCGTGTTTTGCTACTTTGTAGAACCTATTAAACCATTAAAGCTAAATTCTACTAACAATAAAATTTTAGCTGGATTCGCAAAGAAAAACGGATTAATCGGCAAGGAATGTCATATCATCGAGAATTGGAAAGGTATGCGAATCGAGTTATTTGTCGACCATAACGTGAAAATGATGGGAGCCATTACGGACGGGGTTCGTATTAAACCAATCCAGCCAGTAGATGCTAGCAAAAAACCTATTTTTACCGAAGCTAATTTCGAAGCAGCGAAAACGGCAAAAGCTACTATCGAGCAAATCAGATCAAAGTACGAATTATCAAAAGAATTGGAAACTAAATATTTGGAATATGCAAAATAATGAACAACGCTCGGAAGGTTGGCACCTACAACGTCATGGTAAATTCACAGCTAGTGAAATCCATAAATTAATGGGGATTAAAGGATTAGGCGAAACTGGTAAATCATACGCTATCGATAAAGCTATCGAGCAACTATATGGAGATACCGAAGAAAGTTTCATTTCGTATGATATGCAACGTGGAATTGAATTGGAACCTTTAGCCTTTGCGAAGTTTAAACAATTAAAATCTCTCGAATTTATAGAAGTCGAGAATTGTAATTTCTTCGAACACGACGAAAACTCAGGGGCGTCTCCAGACGGATTAGTTGGAACAGAGGCGATTCTTGAAATAAAATGCCCTAAAAACAGCAACTTTTTTAGACTAGTAGCTGAAGAAGAAATTTCAAAACCATATTACTATCAGATGCAAATGCAGATGATGTGTACGGGAAGGAAAAAAGCCTATTTCTTCAACTATATAGTAATCGATGGAACAGAATTTTATCACACTATAGAATTAGAAGCAGATGAAGAAGTTCAAGAACTAATGAAATCGAGAATTGAACAAGCAGTAGAGATTAAAAATGAGTATATTAATAAATTAAAACAAAACAAACAATGGAAGTAAACAAAATTTATGTCAGCGGATTAGGGAAATCTGCATTTGGAATTGTAAACGACGTGGCAGAAACTCCAGCTTTGGTAATCAGCGATATTATCGGAGAACCGCAGAAAATAGATTCTGTATGTAAAGACATAAGCACTAAAAATCATACTATTGTAATATTCAAAAATCTAGAGGGATTAAAAGTGTTAGAAAAAACAATTAAGAAAATCAAAAAAACTTTAAAACAACAAGAAAAAATTAAATAGTATGGAAGTAGTAGGAATTATCAAGCAAGTTCAAGAAGTTACAGAAAAAGGAACTTTTAAAAGTAGAAATGTAGTCGTAACAACAGAAGAACAATACCCGCAACATATTTCGGTTCAGTTCGTTCAAGATAAAGTCGGATTGCTAGACACGTTTGCGGAAGGTCAGAAAGTAAAAGTCGCAATTAATTTACGTGGCCGAGAATGGGTCAATCCTCAAGGCGAATCGGTTTACTTTAATACGATTCAAGGCTGGAAAATAGAAGCAGCTTTTTAGAAATTCAAAACCCCGATTATACAATCAAGTTAATCGGGGTTTTTTATCAGAATTAAAAAAATAGAAACTTCTGTAAAAGTAATTAAAAAATATGTGTAATTCTAGCGATTTGCCCAAAATCTTTTGAGTGAATAAATCCTTCTACTGCTTTCGGAGCATGTTGATACCCGTTTCTGTGATGCCAACTATCTGTTCCACTAGGGCTTCTTAAACTCTCAACGCAAACTCCCATATAATCCTTGCTGTTTTTATGATGTACGTGATGCGTGTAGATATATCGATGCTTTGATTTACTCCATTGCTCTGCTTCGTGCGCCATTAATAAAGGCAGATCTGTAACCTTCGCCCCGTCTCCATGTGTAGTTCCGATTAAACTATTCCCGTAAGTAAAATATTTACGATGTGCGATACTACAATCGAACGTGATATTTTTACAATCCTTGAAATACGTTTCGATTACTTGGGCCAAAAAGAACCCGTTTGTATAATCGTGATTTGAAGGATTAAAAACGAAATGCACGTCGGCTATCGGAAGTAAAATTTCTAAAATATCGGTGTATAGTTTCTTTGCTATTAAAAAATTTGTATGCCACATTCCGTCAGTATCTTGCGGAGTTCCGCTTGTTGTAGTTCGCCAAGGATTATCAATGTGTAAAATATCGTTTCCACCGACGAAAACTATTTTATCTATATGGAAACACGAAACCTTATTTAATATTCCACGTACACCGCTCAATACACGCTGAACTGCTATTTGATTATTGTAAGCCTCGCCATTTTCGAAAGCCGAAGCGAGTTTTCCGATATGAATATCAGCTGGGTCAATTATTAGCAAATATCCTTCCGAGTTCTCAATCCTTTCTAGCTTCGGGAATTTAGGAACGTAATTTTGTAAGTCCTTAATCAGCTCGGATTTTAGATCTGAGATTTTAGTCAGCTCCTGCTCTACATAATTTGGATTTTTTACGAAAAGTGAAGCCTATTTGTTCTTAATCCACATATGTTTTACGCTAGTATTATCCACGTCTAGTGAATTAGTTGCGTCATATGTTCCTTCGTATTCGTCAAGAAACCTTCTTCTGTTTCTTTCGATATATTTTGCTAATGCTTCGGTATCAAAACAAGTAAATTCAATATTATGCTTTTTAAATATTAGTTTTGCAAGTTCGCTTTTATTTATTTCTCTGTTGCTTTGTAATGATTCTGATAAATCATCATCGTAAATGGACCATTTTGACATATATTTCTTTTTTTAAATTACAAAAAAAGCCATAGATTAACTATGGCCTCGTTGGTTTATATATTCCGCTGAATAATTATTTTATAAGTACTGCGCCACCGATTACACCAATACCAATTTTAAATAAATTCGTATCGTACCACTTTTTTTTAGGTGTATTCTGAATGTGTTTTATTTCTTCGGTCTTAATTAGTACGTTTGAATGTAATACATCGACTGTTTCCGTTTCTTTTCCTAGAAACCATTTTCGCTTTTTACCAGTAATTATAGTCACAGTGTCTGGAACTACTAAATTTGATAACTTAATCCCTTTCTGAGTAGTAATATAGTTCAGTGAGTAGTTGTTATTTTTTACAGTTCCTACACGTCTGAAGTTACATTTAACAGTGTCCTTGTAAACTATTTTCAAAGTGTCGATTCTTAAAACTTCTTTTATTTTAGTCACCGTTCGTACTTCAGAGAATTTTTTTGCTAGTTCGTTTTCTTTATCAGATAGCGATTTCTTTAATTGCTCGTTATCAAACTGCAGACTTTTATTGCTAGCAACCAGCGTTCCGTCTTTCAGTTTATAATTAGTCAATTCACTCTGTAATGCCTCAACGTTTTTCTTTTGCGTTAATTCATTTGCTTTTTTCGAAATGATAATCGAAGTTAGTGCCATTATTGACACGATGTAAATCCAGGTTTTTTTTAAATAATCTCTCATAATGTTCTAAAGTTTAGTTCTGCGTTTCTTAATTTAATATGATAGCCCTTTTCTTTGTATTTGGGCCCATTGTAATAATTTGCGAATGTAGCCCAGTCTTTAGTTTTTAAGGCTCTAAATATTCTCACGTCGGTAGCTATAAAACGAAGCCCAAGCCATAGCTGATTCTTTTCGGATTTCTTTGCGAAATCAACCATCGAACCTACTGACTCGAATCCTAATCGCTTCCAGTGTAATCCCATTACTTGCATACATCCCCAAGACGTGGATTCCATTGCCTTATTAGGGTTCTTTGCGAAAGCCTTATTAAAAGCCAACCACTCTGCTTCTTGTCCTTCTACACCGTTTTTTATAAACAATCTTGTTAATCGTTTAAACCAACTAGGCTCGAATTGAATCTTTATTTTACCAGTCTTTTTATCGAAACCAGATCCACTGCTTTCTACAAGCTGTATTGCTTTTATTGAAGCGACTGGAATTCCAAAACTAATCGAAAGATTTTTAAACTCGTTTTCTGTTATCATGGTTTCATAAATATTTTCTGAAGGAATATCCAGCACAATTGAAAAACTGCCCCACCTGCGAAAGCTAAAGCTGAAAACTTCGCTAGGTAAACTTTTTCACGAGTCAAAAGATTTTCCAAATCGGCATCGATTCGAGATACTTTCTCGACAAGCCCCTCTTGTTTTGTTTTTGGGTCGGATTCTAAATAGTAAAGAATCCTATCGACTTTCTGATTCAAATCTTTAAACTCGGTATTCATTTAATTTTCTTCTTTTAGGAATACATTAATTGCGTTCATAATTCCCGAAATACCAACTCTACAAATTAATATTTCCATGCTATTCTCGGCATAACCTAAAGCCAAAAGCATCACAACTGCAGTATCTGAAAGTATAGAAACTGCGTTTTTCGTTTTACTGAACCATGTAGGTTTTTTTCTTCTCATTTTGTAAAGATATAATTTTTTTTATTAAAATAAACAATCGTATGAATTTACTATATAACCAGAATTATCCATAAGTAAATTTGAAGTATTACCCGTTGCTGAATCATAGAAAAGAAACCATTTGTAATTTCCGTTAAAAGGTGTAGTCAAAGCTGCATCCGCAAAAAATCTACCAGTACTAATTTGTTTATAAGCATTTCCTGCCCAATCCGCAAAATGACTACAAGCCTCAAGCCCCGTATTAAATCCTATTGTCCTAGTGTATATTATATAAGGAACTCCACTCACCCAAACGCTTTTCGGAACTAACTGATTGTTAGCATAAGCACTCATTGCGCTAGAACTCAAATTGTATTTAGTCAGTGCGTCGTTCTTCGTCATACACTGATTAGAATTTACACCAGACTGGCCAGAATTTAGGGAAAACCCTAAAGACTGTGCCGCTGTAAATGTTACCATTTGATTTGACGCTTGGCCAAATGTAAATGCCGAAAATAATATTAAAAAGTATTTCATTATTTAGATTTTAAAAGTTCGATTTCTTTTTCTAATTTTCTGATTTTATCAACTAGAATTTCGATGTAATTAACAGAAAGAATGCCTTTATCATCTGCGTTTACTTGGTCAGGATTTTCTTTCTGAACCTCTTGTGCTACATATCCAATATGAATTTTATCATCTCTTTTATCTTTCCACTTGTATTTAATTACGTCGCCATCTCTTGAAATAATATCTTTTAAACGTAAATCCGAACTCTGAAAGAATCCCGTTGCGGTAACTGAGCCACCGAAAGTAGCATTTCCATTTGCTAAAAGTGTTAAAGCGTTTATCATATTTGAACTTGAAGTTCCGTCTGTAGTAGTGTCAAATAAAAGCCCTTGATTTGCACCAAATCCAGAACCTTGCGCAGAAAATGCGCTTCTAATTCTCCATGTTAAGTAGTCCGTCGATGAAGGGTCTTTTGAACCAAAACCAATTCCGCCACCAGCTCCAATAGACTGTGTGTTTGATTGTAAATAAATTTGTGGTGGTACTTGGTCCCATGTTCTTATTCCAAATCCAGTAGTTGGTGTTGACTGTGAAGATCTGACATCTAGTGATTGAGTTGGAGATGAAGTACCTATTCCAACTTTTCCACTAATTAAAGTGTTTGTTGGTCCAAATTGTATTCCTGTTCCGTTCCAAGTTCCTATCGCTAATTTGCTATTTATGTTTCCTAAAAGAAGTCCGCCACCAACTACACTTAAATCATTGTAAGCACCCGCACTAGTGTAAGGAATGTATTTTACACTATTACTTCCGTCGCCAGCATTAAAAGCGGTTGCATTAGTTACACTTGCGCCAGTATAAACGTTTAATTTTCCTTCTGGATTTTGCGTGCCAATTCCTACATTTCCATTTGAAGCGATACGCATTGACTCAGTACCGTTACTATAAAAAGAAGTAAATCCACCAAAAGAAGTTGGGTTTGCCCAATATCTCATTTCTCCTGTATTCGCATTGTATTTAATATAAGAATATTCAGTCGCTCCACTTCCGTCTAAAAATGATAAACCTCTAAAAGAGTTATTTGTAGAGTTTCTTATTCCTATAACTCCATCTGTAGTCCCAGAAACTTCTAGTTTGTAACCTGGGGTTGCTGTTCCGACACCAACATTTTTATTTGGTAAAATAGTCATTGCATTAGAATAAGTTGCTGAACTTTCTGCTGCGTTATCTTGTGTAACTAAGAAATTCATTCCAACTCCACCTAAAGAAGCATCTCGAACTGGTTGTATTTTAGAACCTCCAGAAACTGTTGTTCTTTGAAATTCTATTCCACCTGTAAATAAAGAACTTGATAATGATGATATAACTTTTATTCCGTCAGTACTATTTAATCCACTATTAAAAATAGCATTTCCACCAACTTCTAATTTAGCATTTGGACCAGTAACACCAATTCCTACGTTAGTTCCGTTATCAAAAATTTGACTATTCCCTAAAGTAGAAGCCCCTGTAAATTTACTTACATAATTAGTAGTTCCAGAAATAGTAGGAACATCTGAAGTCATAGCGAATGTTCCAGCTTTATTTGGAAAATCATAAGTCCATGCTTGAGTTAAATTTCCTAGTCCTATTAAAGCCGTTTTTGTTGAGCTTGCAGATAATAGAAAACCATCTGTCCTTCCACCAATTACTGTATATCCTGCTGGACTACTCCAACTAGATAAATGCTTTAAAAAAATATTATTATCAAAACTAGGTGTAGCTGTAAATGTTTTTGCTCCAGTAACGGATTCGCTCCCAGCTAAATGAACAACTGCATTGTCGTTTGCTTTACTATTTAATTGAGTTTGGATTGAACTAGTAGCATCGTTATAGGTTTGCTGAATATCGGTCTGGTATCTTTTATTTGTAGTTTCGGTAACTAATGCCGTTGTATAATCTCCATTATTTGCCGTTACAGCACCTTGCCTACCGAATACTGAAGTCACAGAACTCGTTGGTGTTAATAATTCTTGCCAATCGGCTAGAGTTCCAGCTGAACTTCCTTTTAATATAAATGATTTATTTACGTCAGTCCTTACTGCGACATCTCCCGTTTCTGCGGTTAATGCTAACATAGCTGCTTGAGAACCTACAACGAATGTATCTGTAATTGTAATGGCTGGTAACTGACTAGAGATTAATTTTCCGTCACTACCTAGTCCAGCATAACCATTAGCTGTATTTTTATTCGCTGTGTTTTCTTTTAAGTTTAAAGCCGTTTGAGTAGCCGTCGAAATAGGTTTGTTTAAATCGCTAGTATTATCAACGTTCGCTAATCCAACCATCGCTTTTGTTATCTGCTTATTTTTCCAAAGCCCAGAAGCTGATTCATAAATTAATCCGTCATTATCGGTTTTCGAAGTTATTAAAACGTCGTGTATCTCATCTAATTCGTAGCCATTTTGAATCTTTACTTCTATCGTTCCCTGGGTAGCTGCTAAAGTAACTATTCCAACGTACACTGCGTGATTAGGTGCTACTGGTTTTGTAGTAGTAAATCCACCAGCAGTAGTTGGGCTCAACCATAATACTTGTCCCGCAGTATAAGCTGATGTATTTAATCCTAAAACTGTACCAATTACTACAACATATCCGTTTGAATTATTATTTATATCAGATTGAATAACTCCGAATGTTCCAGAAGAAGTAGCTTCTGCGTTTGCTTGAGCCTTCTGAACGTTTGGTTTTCCGCCAGTCGCTCCGTTTAAATAAACAACTGTTCCTTTTGTAATAGTAGCACCAGTGCTGTTTCTAACCTCTGTTATTACTCTGTCTGATTGACTTAATACTGGGAATGTTGTAGGGTTCCCAGCACCGTCTAGGTATTGAGTTGCGTCGCCAGTCGGCTGATTGAATTTATTGTCCAAGATACTTTTAAGAATCCAGCGAACTTCGCCAGTTGTAACGTCTTGAACTAATAATCGACCCGCTGTGTTATCTTGCGTGTTCTGAGTTATCGCAATTTTTTCGTATTCCGCTTGTCCAAATACTACCATTGAGAACATGGTAAACCATAAGCTGATAAATAATTTTAATTTTTTCATTTGTTTGTTTGTTATTTAATAAATCCTAAAATTGAAACTCTTTTGCCCGTCGCTGTTAATCCAGCAATAGTTAATACGTTACTTGCTTGACTCCACTCCGTCGATAGTTTAAAACCTCTTTCGACGTGAACCATCGCTACAACAACTCCGTCTGGAAGGTTGAAAGTTTCCGTTCCTTGAGATAATACTTCTGAATTGTAAATTTCTTGGAATCCTAAAGTTGTCGGCTTGTTTTTAATGTAGTCGTCTTGAGTGTTATCGTTCTGATTCCAATCTGGCTGAACGTTTTCTTCTGCATTTTCTTGAATATTCGATAATTTTAGCTGCTCTGCATCGCTAAAATTATTGTCAGATAATCCCTGCCCAGTTACTTTATCGACTTTATTGTTATATAGTTCCGAAAAGTTCTCATTCGTTTCTATAAATGACTGTCTTAAAGAATCCCCTAATCCGTCATTTGGTTGCGATACATTTATAAATTGTTTTGCCATCTTAATACCAAGGGATTACTTTATTATCAGTTATGTCGGTCGAATTTACCCACTCGTTAATGGAAATCGTTTTCATATAATCATAGAAATTATACTCAACATTCGTTCCTAATTGTTTGTACCTTCCAATTAAGACATCGACCTCTTTAGCATCGACGTTACCTTCTTTATAAACTCCATTATTTGAAGTTTTGTAACCACCGAAAGCCATATAGTTAGTACACGAAAAGTATGTCAACATATCAACGATATAATCATCGTAAATAGTTTTGTAAACTCCCGATAATGTACCAGCGATGTAGTCCTCATTTATTTTATTGTATAAAGAAAGCCCAAGAACTCTTTTTAAATCGGTAGTTTGTGCCGTATAGATATGCGGTTTTAAACTATCCGCATCGATGTTCCCACTAAATGCTGTTAGCGAAGGAATATCACTTGAATTTAACCATAATGTTATCATATCGTTTGAGTTTCTTTTTCTGGGTTGCCTAATAATCGAACTGCTTGTTCTCTATTGAATCCGAAAATCAGATCTAGGATTGCGATTGCGCTCTCATAACTTGTAGTTCCTGCTGCATAAGAAGCCTGAACCTCTAGTAAGGATTGAACCCCACCGACAGAACCTTTTAATTGCGCTTGAGCATCTAGCGTTTTATCGTCAAGTGTAACTGCTTGAGCAACTCCGACTACTTCCGCCTTGTTTTCCAATTCGGTTTCTTCTTTAAAATCCTTGAAGTCCAATTTAATTTCTGGGTCGATTAATTTAAAAATAGATTCTAGCCCATTTAAAATTACACCTCTCATTGGATTTATATGTCTTCTGTATAGTCCTTTAGTTGCTACTGCTATTTCATCTGCGTTCGAACTGAATCCACTTCCAGAATTAGAACCCGAAAATAAGATTGGTGGAGCTGAATGCGCCACGATTAATTTTCTTTCAGCCTCTTCAGAGTAAAATACATTTTGTTGGTTTAATTCAGGCGGGTGTAATTGGTCAACTACAACGGCACTCTCTGCGCTTTCGTTAAATGAAACGATTACTTTCGCTTGATTATCCGTTCCAACGTAATTATCACGAACTTTCTTCGCTTCTTGTCTAGCCAATTCTGGTGTAGCTTGACGACCATTGTTGTAATTGATTACAGTTAATGCCCCTAAAGCATTTTTAAAATGGTTTTTTCCACCATTAGCAAGTTCGCCTTCTACTTGAGCCCATGGAATTCCACTTAAATAATCTGGAATTGGGAAAAACGGCTCAGCTGTTGCTCGTCTTACAACTAATATTTCAAGGTTTTCTTCTTTATACTTCCCGTCAAATTTAGGATAAAATGTAGGTCTGTATATGAAGTTGTTTTTCCAATCCCAAGAATACCAATACCCATCAACTTCGATAGATTCTTGGTCATAATTAACAGCTAATTTGTAAATAGGAATGTACTCGATTCGTAAAGGTGTTTTTGCCATACTCCAAATTACTTGACAGGCGAACCCACCATAAATTTTGTAGTCTTGACAAATTAGAAGTACATCTGCTTCTGAAATATACTGATTCAAATTCTCTCCGTTTACGTCGATTAAACCCTCTCCATAAACGTAATTAACGAAAGCGTTAATGATACTTGAATTTGTAGGTGAATCGTCATAAGCATTTCGGTAAGTATCGAAATTTGCATTATTAACTCCATTCGTTATCCATCTGCGGCCAAATACTGGCTTGACGTCTATCGGCTGGAACGCACTCATTTTTACGTCTGCAGAAAAAACGTGAGTGTCTTTATTTATAGTCAAATCTTGTTTTTGTTTGGCTGCCATATTCGTAATTTTGTACGTTTGTTCCTTGTTCTAAAATTAAAAGTTTACCTCGATAAATAACGTCTGTCCCATTTTTCAATTCTATCTCATATTTGTTTTGAGATTTAAAATCAGAAGGCTGAGAAGCAATGATAATGTTTAATTTATCCGTAATCGTAAAAGTAATTGAAGGATTTAATTCAACATTTGTTATTTCATTGCGTAAATTTAAGACTAAATTATCAATTAATAGCGGAAAAGTTCTAGGAATTAATGAAAATTTTAATTCTGTATTTAAAAATAACACTTTCATTTTTAAAATTTTATAAAAAAAGCCAGTGTTAAACTGGCTTTTAAGTTAAACACGTTTAGAATACTAAACGTATGCTTTCAATGCTGTAGCGTATTCAGTTAATCCCGCACCTGTTAGCAAGTATTTTCTTGAAAAATCTGGCTCCATTGTGTTGAAGGTTACTGTGTACCCGTTTAAATCTCCAATTGTTCCGCCAGTATCAGAGTCAGCAGTAACTGCTAAAGCCCCCAATTGTGAACCTGCCGCAACAATAGTTCCGTCTTTTTTCTCTAGGAATAAAACAACTTCGCCTTTTAACATTTCTTCAATTGCAGCGTTCAATGTTAAATCTTCGCCAGATCCTACATTAAAGATACATGAAATGTTACCAGTCACCCCAGTAGAGCGATTGTCTCCACCAGAAACTCCGTTTTCTAGGTATTTAGTAGCGGTGTTTTTTAATTCAAATCTAGCGATAGTATTGGCAGCATAAGGAAGTTCTACAACTCCTGCGCTTGTCGTTACTACTCTATTCAATGAATCATATGGCGCAATACCAATAGCTGTAATTCCAGCCATTTTAGAAACGCATGCTAGCTTTCTACTTTTTGTAAGTGTTACACAACTCATAATTATTGTTTTTTTAAAAGCCCCTAATTAAAGGGGCTTTGATTATTACTATCCTCCGTAAAGAGTGATGTATCTTTGGTTTGTTACCCAAGTAGCTAAAGCCTGTACGTTTTTGATGTACATTAAATCAGCTCCGTTCGCCATTTTACCTGTTTCCAAGATGTTCATATCTGAAACCAAGTCCATTAAGATTACCAAGTAAACCGCTGGTGAAGCAATTCTGAATCCTTCTAAAGGTTTGAATTTAACTTCGATTCCATTGTAGTATGCTTTCTCGTTTGCTCCAACACCTTCGAATAAAAAGTTTTGGTTTGACGCTGCTCCAACAGAGTTGTTAGCGATTTTCATCAACTGCTTGTCTCCTAGTGGAGCGTAGATGATAACTGGGTTTAAAGTGTCGTTCAATACTTTCGGGTCGATAGTAGCGTAAATTTTAGCGTACTCTCCTGCGATAGATGCAGCAGTTACAGCTGAAATAGATAACACTTTTTTGTAATCCCCTAATCCAGCACCTGGAGTAGCTTTCGATTGAGAAGCATTGTGCAAGATAGTCGCTGGGAATGAGTTGATCAAGTTAGTTGGCATTGCCGCTGCTAACGTTTGAGCACCTGCAGAGATTGAACCTTGTCCAGCTCCTGGAGTTAATCCAGCGATTAATGCTTTTTGAGCAGTAGTCGCTCCGTTCCAAATCATTTTTTCCATTTCGCTAGAGATAGCTGGAGAAACATATTGAAGAACTGCGTTATCAAATTCGCTTGATACTAAATTAAAAGCGCCTTGCGCCATTGATTTTTCGAAACGAGTATCTAACAAAACGTTGTTATCAACTGTGTCTGAAAACTCTACTTTAGTAAGGTTTACAGCACTACGTTGTGTTGCTAAATCGATTGTTCCGTCTGTACTTACAGCTGCGCTTGAATACGCTTTAGCTGCTACAGTTACTTTGCTTTCGTAAACTTCAGTACCAGATTTGTGGTTCTCTTGAATGTTTACATCTCTATCTCTGAATGTTCCCCAATCAGCATAGATTTCAGATTGAATTTCTTGAATCTGACTTTGTGGTAATTTAGTACCAGAAAATGTTATTGACATAATTTATTTATTTTTTAAGTTGGTTTAATTCGTTTTTAATAAACTCGATTTCTTCTTCAGAAAGATTCCCTTTGCAATGTTCTTCGATGCTTTTTCCTTTAGGAATTGAAGCCTGAAACTCTACATAAGAAACTCCCGAATCGAATGGGTTTAAAAATTTGCTTTCTTTTTTTTCTTTTCCTTCTGCCATGACTATCGTTTATTTTCTCTGTTAAACTTTAGTTTCTCGAAATTACTCATTTCTTCATACTTTTTAGAAAGCTCTTTTGGAGCATTTTTGATAGCTACAGCTGCTGGTGTTTCTTTTGCCATTTTAGTTAAGTCTGTTTCAGCTTTTACTTTGTCGGCTTCTGCTTTCGCTAGTTGTTCCTTTAATGAAGCATTTTCTGCTTTTAAAGAATCAATCTCTGTTTGCAAATCCATTGAAGCATTGTCCTCTTGCCCTGTTGCCTCTCCACTTAAGTCTTCAACGTCAGCTTCTGCTGGCTCTGAAGCTACATCTTCTGGAGTTTCGGCTTCCTTAGTAGCATCTTCAATAGGTAAAACTGCGCCCATGTCGTCAGTCTTGTAAGTAACTCCCTCGTATTCAAACTCAGCGTTTGCTACTGGGTTACCATCTGCATCGTTTACGATAGCACCTTCAATTAATTCACCCGATACAAAATAAGATTTGTCACCGACTGAAATTTCTTTTTGTTCTCCTGCCATCTCTACAGTTTCCTGTTCTTCGGCTGAGAAAACTTGTTTAATGGCCTCAATTACGGCATCCAATTTACTCATATTTACTTTGTTTATTAATTGTTCTTTATGTAAAAGACTAGCCTCAATTGAAAGTCCGTCTATTTTACCAGTTTTTATATAATCGTTCCAAATAGTTTCGTTATCAATTTTATGACCCATCATCCAAGTTCCATTCGGAACGTCGAAGCCCATATCTTTTGATTTATCGATTTCTTTATTTTGAACAATCCAAGATTCGAAAGGAAAAACCCCTTCGATATTATTATCTGCGTGGTCTAAATTAGTTGAGAAATTTCCTTTATTTCTAAAGTAATTTTGTTGAAGTTTCTCGATAGTTTCGGCAGTATAAAAAACATTCGCTGGTTCGCCTTGAATGTTATTTCTGAAAATCATTTTATTAGGAATCATCGCAGGAGCATAAACAACTCTTTTTTCTTCATTAGAAAAATACATTTTTTCTTCAGAAGAAAACTTCATTAAGGTTGTTTCAATAGCTGGATTTTTTACAAGACTAACTTTAAAAACTCCAATACCACCTTCGGGAAAAATTAATTCATAGGTTTTCATGCTGTAAATATATAAAATTCTTTTTTAATTAAAAACTATTTGCGCTTATTTTTTTTCTGTCTAATGCTTGAGCAGTTGAAACTTCAGTAGAAACTACAAAGGCTTGAATTGGTGGCTGTGCGTTTGTATTCGCTGCAATAGTTGTAGCGATGTTATTTTCAGCACTAGCTTGAAACTGAACTTGTGGAACTGAAGAACCCATCGAAGGTGTACTTGGAGCGGAAGCCCCACCGCCTCCAGCAGAAACCGAACCACCCTGTAAAATCTTTTTAGCACTAGCAACATTTTTTGCTATCGTAGCCGTCGAACCAACTAATGATGCTGCGGTAACCAATGGGCCCACTACTGGAGCAGCTGGACCAGCTATTGCTGCGGCTTCTTTACCAGCTTGTAATGCCATTGGAATTGCTTTCGATACGGCCACCGCACTATCTGCAGCTATCTGTGTCAATGCTAATCCTTTTCTGATTCCTTCGGTCGCTTTTGATTTCCTTAATCCTAATTGCTCCAATGAATCTACAAGGCTAATTCCGTTTTGAGTTATGGAAGCAATAGAATCTTGAATATTCTTTTCGGTTTGTATTCTATCTGCCGCAAACTTTTCGGCTTCTTCTTTCTTTTTCGCATCTCTTTCGGTAGCTTTATCTGATTCGCCAGCATAATATTCGTCATTTAATGCGGCAATATTTCTTTTATGCTCCTTCTCTGCTTCTTCTGTAGATAGATTTGCAGCTTTTAAGATTCCAAGTTTTCTTTCATACTCTTCATTCTCTGCTTCAACCTTTAGTTCATTTTCCGTTTTTAAAGCATCTTCATTCGCTTTTCTAATATCCTTTTCTAGCTTTACTGCGGCTTCATATTCCTCTCTAGCTTTCTCTGCTTGTTCTCTAATTAATTGCTGTCTTGCTTCATATTCCTCTTTTAGTTTTTGAAGTGCCTCTTTCTTTTTTTGTTCGGCATCTGCTGCAGCTTTCTCTCGGTCTTTCTTTCTTTGTTCTGCTGCTTTCTCTGCCTCATCTGCAGCTAATTTTCTTGCCTCATCTCCACGAGAATATTCGATTGCCGCAAGTTCACGATTTAATCTTTTTGCTAAAGCGGTTTGGTTTGCGCCATCTTCTTTAATAGCCTCACTGTATGCGTTTTTAGCTTCGATTTTCTTTTTAGTGAATTCGTCTAGCTGGTCGCCATGTTCGGCTAGGAATTTTTTATTTAAAGCGATAGATGCATCTGCATTTGCTTTTAATCTATCTAAAGCCCTGTCAGCTTCGGAAGTAACCCCGATAAAATCCGTAACCGAATTCACGATATTCATAATAGTATCGCCAACGGAAGATAGTCCAGGAACTACTTTTAAAACGACCTTTTTAATTTCGTCGAAGTTATTAATGATTAAACCTAAAGCAACTACCAATGCCCCGATTCCTGTCCCGATTATTGCAGCCTTTAATCCTTTAAAAGATTTCGAAGTCGTATCAACTCCAGCTCCAAATAGTTTCATTACAGATCCCGCAATTACTGTGGAAGCAGTGTTAATATTCTGAACTAAAGTGCTTGATGTGATTGTCGATTTTAATAACTTCCATTGGTCGCCTAATTCCGAAAGGTTCGTAATGGATTCCGAGAAAGCCATCGCAGCTTGAACCTTTAAAAGAGTTTCTTGTGTCTTTTGAGATTGGTCGCCAAATAAAGCCATCCCAGAAACTAAAGCGGTTGTTGCATTAGTCGCTAATTGTGTAGCTGCTCCGAGTGCTTTAAACTTTTGGTCTGGATTAAATTTATCAACCAAATCTCTAGCAAATCCCATCTGGTCTTTTAACTCTGCGACCTTTTTCGCTGCGTTTACAGCTTCTTTTGACGACTCGCCATAAATAGCCGACATCTTCATTAAGTCTTGAGTGGCTTCCCTAATCTGCGTCTTGAATGATTTATATCCGTCTTCAGACTTTTGGGTTTGTGTATCGTTTTGCTTTTGAGAATCTGTTACATTTTCAACGGCTCCAGCTAAAGCATTAACCTCTTTAGAAGTTTCGTTTGCATTAGTCTGATAATTTAATACAATTTTTTGTTCAATATTATTGCTTTCGTCAGCCATTTTAGAAATTTAATAGTGTTATTTTAGTTTTGCCCGTTGTTATATCGATAGTTGCGTCTAGTATCGTGAATAAATTTTCCCCAACTATAATATCATTTTGTAATCGAAAGCCCGTTGGAGTTTCTCCTTGTCCTTGAAAACTATTTGAATCGTTTAAATATATTTCGTTCGATGGTAAAATTAAAGAATATTCTTGAGACAATACGTTTGGATTCAACAATCTTGTAGTTTGAGCCGAATAATATTTTGAATAAAGTGATTTATCATAAACTACATCTTGGAATTTAAGATTCGAAAACCCTAAAGAGTTTAAATTTTTATTCCAAGGTAATACCTTCATATAGTTGTTTAACGGCGAATTTAAAAGTGTCCCAGCTGTATTATTATTCTGAACTCCTAGAACGCTTGAGATAGGTGTGTTTCCGTAATTGTAAAAAATAGTTAGTTCGCCATAGTTCGGTGTGTATCTAGCCTCACCGTCTGGTAATATTTCTGGCGATGAATTATCGAATCCGTAATATGTAACGACGTCGCTTGTTCCGTTTAAAATTACTGGTACCATTAATGTAAATGTAGTCTGAACTACAAACTCTCTAGGATTTGAAGGCTTCACTAAAGGATTAACCGCTTGTCCATATTCGAATCCCGTTTGACTTAAATAGTCCACGTTGCTTTTGTATTTAGAATCAGCGTGTTTGAAATTGTAGTAATTATAATCACTAGCCGTTGATTTTTTAAAGTCACTAGCATTTACATAAGCAGTGTAATCCAATACCGATTTTGAATATGCTTTCTTCGAAGTCTGAACATCCTCAGGTGTAAGCCAGTAAAGATTCTCATCGTTCGGCGAAGTATCAAAAACCGAAATGTTAAACATCTTAAAGTAAGAAGTTAAGAAATCAATCACTTTTATACTAGGTAGCGTTTTAAACAAATCTATATTAGTCGCTAAAATATCAACCGCATTATTATTTACTAAAGACTGGTATTGATATGTTGCGTATCTTTTAGAATTGAATGGCCCATATTTTCCGTCGTAGTATTTAAACTCAATTCCGTACGTCGCATTTGTCCAACTAGTCGGCTGATTGAATTGAACGTAAACATAAAACTCGATTTCGTTATTTACAAATAAAGAATCGTTGATTTGAATTTTATCGGAAAATTTACCAGCAACCAGATCTATTTGTTTGCTCGCAAGAATTATGTTGTCAGACTTCCTAACTAGTGTTACGTTAATGCTTGAACTAGCCGAGCTGTTCCCCGTAATCAATACATTTTCAAGTGCCATTTTAAAAGAAAAGAACTTGTCCCATTCGTTTTCGTTTCTCTGCTTTATAACTTTAAAACTATTGTCCGAAAGGTTAGTTGTTCCAACGTATTTCTTTGGGTCTGGAATATCGCCTTCGTTTTTTGAATCGTACCAAGAAACTCCACCGAATCCTTGTTTTAGTGTCATCTTTTTAGCCTCATTCGAAAGCATTGTTTCTGAATTACACCAGATAAACAAATCTTTATACTCTGGCCTTTCGTCTAAAGGACAAATGACGCTCAGATTATATTTCTTTTTAATCAATTCTATAATGGAACTGAACGACAGACAGGGTCTTAATTCGTATGATTTTATTGTTCCGTTACTAGTAGGTGTTACAGTGGAATCATAAGCCACATTGTCCTTCAATCCACTCTCTATATTTGAATTAAATCCAAGAACTCTATTGCTAGAAATTAACGGAACGAAATAAGAAACGTTCACGCCGTCGATAGTTGTATTATTTGCTCCTTGAAGTAAACTGTAAACTGTATTTGGTGTCCAATTTATTTTCAATCTTTCGGTAGCCAAATCGCCAATTAAAGCATCTCCAATTCTGTCCTTTAAATTAGTCATCGAAGTTGCGAAGTTCCCAGTGAAATCGGTCGGAACGTTATTTTTATATTTTAAATCCGAAAGTAAAATAAAGCCAGTTAAATTTAGAACTCCATCTGTATAAATCTTGCAAGCGAATTTGTTTTCTGTATTTATTTTTATTACGTCAGTATCTCCAAAGAATCCGAAGGCTGCGCGATTTTTAGGTGTAGCAGGAAAAGTGAAACTCATAGAGTATGGCGAGAAAATTTTGCTAATGTCTTTTAAATCCTTCTGGGTATATTTCATAGAAATATTCTCATCTTTATGAAGGTCAAGTTTCGTGTAGTTCTCTCCGTCTATTGAAATAAAAACTTCTGTTATCATTATCTGATATTGTTTATTTTATTATTTGTTTCTTCAAACTTAATATTGTAGTCAATAGCGTTTCTGTCGTTTACTCTAGTCTTTTTTGTAAAATCGGAATCCGTTACAACTACAGGGATCTGATAATGAGTTTTATAAAATCCTAATAATTCGTTTGCGATTCCTTGATTATCCACTGTGATATTCGTATCGTCAGCCGTAATGTATGTGCTATCAACCGTAATACCAGTGGTTGGATTATTTTCTATGTCTCCTGCAAATTTAATCAAATAAACTTTAGGTGAATAAATTAATTGCTCTACAATCGACACCATTTCTTCGGTAAGTGAGCCAGTATTTATAGTGTACTGCTGTGTTACTAGCAAATTATCACGTAATTTCGAGTGAGTAAAGCTATTGTCTACCATTAATGGGTCACGAAATACTCTGTTTGAAGTATCGGAATCTAGTTTTGCAGAAATAGTCGCCTTTCCATTAGGTGTAAACATTTCCCAAAGCCCTAATTTATTAAGAAATACAATCAAATACGGGTCACGTGCGCATCTAGTCCAATTATTTGGCGGTGTAATTTGCTGAACGTTAATCATATTTGCTGTCGTAGCTTCCGAAACAGTCCTTGTTAGATTAAAACTCTGACTAATATAGTTATGAATTAAAGGATTGTACCATCTGTTGGCTGGATTCGGAGCGATTCCGTACGAATAAACGGCATTTTGCTCATAGTTCCAATTATATCCTAGAGTTGCGAAAGCGGTCGTGTAGTTTTTTCGAACAGTTCCAGCTGTAGAAGTAACGTCTGCGACTATCTGCCAGAAAACTCCTTGGCCAGTTATAGCTGGATTCGTTAATTGATTATATGCGAAAGTTGGTTGATTAGTATTTAATGCGTTTGAAGGTGTAATTAAAAACGACTTAATTAAATCAGCGACTTGAAAATTAATATAATCGTCATCGGCACTTACTTTATCCTTCTTTAAAGTGAAGTTTGGTTTTCCCAAAACTTTATCTTGGTCACCGTTCCAAATCCATAAATAAACAATAGCTGATTTTATAGATGTATCTTGGTCATCGTTTTGAATTCTTAAATGAATTGGCGAATTACAAAAAGTGATTTGACTTTCTGTATTTATTATCGTTCTACTTTCTACTGGTAAACTGTTCATTTATTTGGTCGTTTATTTCTTTTACAATTATTTTAGTCGTTGCCGTTGCGTGTTCTTTTACTGCTATTAACAGAGCGTTTTTCTCTCCAGTATTAATTCCTTTCGGATAGTTATATTTCCCGTAATAAACTTGGGCCATCGTTAATTTCGTGTCAGTCTTTACCATGTAGTTAATCGAGTTCTGCAACTGTCCCGTATCGAAGCGTGAATTTTCTCGTGCCTCTTCATAAATCTTTTCGCCGAGAATATTCAACTGCTTCTTGATTATCTTGTCCGCATCGATCTGGTCTTTAGTCCTGCGCTTCGCCATCTTTTCTTTTCTTTTGTGCTAGACTAATCAAAGCCTTTATTCTATTCGTTGCCGTTCTTTTAACCGCCGAAAGAACTTTGCTTTGCGTCGCTCTCCCCTGTCTTGTCTTTCCTACTTCGTAAGTGTCTCCACCAAAATTAGTATAAATTATTTTCCAAGCTACTCCGTTTGGTATTAATTTTTTTGCTATTTTCTCCAGCTCCGAGTTATCTCCGAATTGTCCGTAAAATAACTCACGAAATATAACGACCTGCCGAACGTACGTGTATGAAATCGAACGCTTCAAGGCTCCTGTTTCGACGTGAGCTGTTGACTTCGCTCTATTGACTACCTCTTGGGCAATCGCTCTTATTTCTACTTCACTTAACAACTAGTGCCTAAATTTGGAATTGATAAATCGATAGTGAATTGAACTCCGTCAAGATTCTCTCTCGAAAACTCCTTCAGGAACTCTAATTTCGAAATCGTATCAAGTTCAATATTTAATGAATTATTCTGTCTATCTAAAACGTTTATAAATCTTTCGGCAATCGAATGAGTTTCGTTTACGTTATCCAAATAATTTGTATCGTTTAATAATTTCGAATCAGTCTTTACTGGCCTTTTATCTCTTTGCTGTACGATAGTAATCTCGAATGAAACTACAATAACATCGTTTTGAACTACACTATTCAGCATGTCGATATTTACTAATGGATAAACGTTTTCTTTATTCGCATCCATTTGAATTGTCGGAACAATCGAAATTGTATTGACTAAATTATTTTTGTCAAATTCCGAGATAATCCAATTATTTAAAATACTAATTTCGTTCATTATTTCATTTGTTCAATTGTTCGCTTTCTTAAAAGGTATTCGCCTTGAAATAGAAATCTGTGTAAATCCCAGTTGACTACTTCATCGAATTTCGTAAAGTCGCCTTGAGTTAATAGATAAATGATTTCGATGTAACCACCATAATGTTGGTTGAACTCTTGTCTTTCTATCGCTCCGTTTGTAATCTCTCCACCTACTGCCGTAATCGGTGGGTTGTAAATCCATTCATACTGCGCTTTTATTTCGGCAGCGCATTCGTAAAAAGCGACAAGACATATTCCACTTCAGCTAAAGAAACTTTGTTGTAATCTATCTTTTGCCAAAAGTATTTAGGTCTTGTTACTAATTTTAAGAAGTCAATCACATCTCCGTCGTTTACTAGAGTATCAGCATCGATAAATTTAACTGCTTTTTTAAAATCCAAATCTACAATAAATCTTAATCTTGGTTTGTCTTTAGATTCTAGGGCTTTCGAAAATCCTTCGATGTCCGCCGTCTTAAAATACTTCACTACATTAGTAGCTACATAAACCAAATCCGTTTCCATTCCTTCTATCGCTTCCGTAAAAGCAATGAAGTCCAAATATTTAATATCGTTTTTACTTCTGTATTTCATTGTTTCTATTTCTGAAATTCGTAAATCACTCTCAATTTATTAAAATCCAATTCCTCTTCACCGAATAATTCTTTGAAAGTTTCTTCAGATTCTAGTTCTTCAGCTTCAATCTTTCTAAATTCTTTGCTTAAAAACGGAAAGAATCTATTGAGATGCTCTTTAGTGTGCGACTTCCCAAGGTCTTTCATTGGGATAAATTTTTTACTTTTTGCCATAGTTTTAAAATTATCTGTAAATATATAAAAAAAATTATAGAATCTGTGCAATATTCTCATTTATAATATGAGTGAACGCATAACCCCAAGCATCTATGGCGTGATTGTTATCGTCAAACGGTTGGTCTTGATTCTTGTCGGACCACCTGTAGTTGTTCATTTCGTTCTGTAGATTCGTGCTGTCTTTGTCTATTATGATTTCATAGTCCAAAGCTAGATTTATCCTGTCTTTTATTTTTGGTTTCTTACAAGCCTTAATATTCAGCCCCTTATTATACAAGTCTTTAATGAACATTGCGGCTGCACTATCGCACCAGATTCGAGTAAAGCCAACCTCGTCTTTTATTACGTTGTAAATCTGAGTTGCGGTCTGATTCGTTTTATAGAAAATTTCTTTTAAATAGATTTTCTTTTCGTTTTTATCGACGAACACTTTGACGCATGCCGTCGGGTGAGTGAATCCTTGGTCTAATCCGTAAACGGCTCCATATTCGCTTTCGTAAAATTCTCCAATAGTATAGTCAAAAATAACTCCTTCTGCCGAATCTCTAAAGCCACCAAGCACTGTATGCTTGTATTCCTTGTATTCACGAATCATCTTTTTAGGCAAGAATGGTCTTTCGTCTTGCGGGGTTTCGAGATACTTCTCATAAACCAATCTCAGTCTTTCGTATTCTAACCAGTTATGCGGTGCCATATTTTCCTGGCCGTTATCTAGGTAGGTCGTATGAATGTAGAGAACGTTATCGATAATGCCGTTGAATCCTTCGGGCACTCCTTGATAAAATTCGCTATATATCCAGTGTTTTTTTGTAGGTGGGTTGAAGCATAGAATCGAAAGACATTGAACGTCGGTGGCTCTCATCGAACGTTTTATTTTAATCCATTCGTCATAGCTTGTAAGTTCCTCTGCCTCATCGGTTATGAATATCGAATAATTTTCAAGGGATTTTAATTTTGCGGTCTGGGTTCCTACCGAAGTTTTTTGCCCAGTTATCGAAATCTTGCCGACCGAATCCCGAACGGTGTAGTTGTTATTTGCGAATTGAAAGAAACTATCTATTCCTAGTAATTTCAAACGATTATCCAAAGCTGATGTAATCGAGTTGTCTGTAGATGACATTGTCTGTCTAGTAAAAAGCACCCTATGATTAAACTGCGCTGCTCCTAGCCCAACAAAACAGCCTAGAGAAAACGACTTGCCAGAATCACGACCACCAGACATGAGAACTGTATCGACTTTTTTCAATGCTTCTACATCTTCAGTCAATAGATTAAATAGATTCTCATATTTATCGGAAAATTTAACCTCTTCCATAATGTTCCATACATCTATAAAAATTATGCTCCGAATCAATCCAAATAGATTTGCACTTTAAAAGTTCTATTTCTGAGCCATAGACATTTCTGTAAAACTTTAATTTAGTTGGATAAATATATTCTTTAAATGACTTGAAAATCATAATTATAAATTTGTAGCGTAGCGTGGAATCGAACCACCCCTCTGGTTTATGAGACCAAAATGCAACCTTTACACCTTTACGCAATATGCAAATGACCTTCCCTGGTACGCTGTTCTTATGGGTAGCGTGGAAGGTACTGTTTTACTTTGTTTTCTTAATAAAAACGATGTTCGGTCTGTCTGGGTTGATATTCGTTTGTTCTATTATTTGTTTAGGCATTCCGAATCTATATTGAAGCCATGTTTTAATAGCGTTCGTGTCGCCTTCCTTTACTCTTTTCGATAAAGATTCCCAAACTTTCTCTGGAACCATAACGGCATCCATTTGCTCGATTACTTTTATTTCATCGGCTTTCGGTCGCCTTCCTGCTCCTTCTCTAGCACCACCATTATTTTTTCTACCATCTTCCATATTGAAAAAAATTGTTTATTCAAAAGACAAATATACTAAAATTTTCTACCAATAGAACCAAGTTCAGAAATTACATCTGGATTATTATCGTAATGAGTTGTAATTCCTAACTCTAAAATCTTGGCAATCTTTGCTTTATTTGAGCCAGTAGCAAAAACATTGTGTAGATTAATTCCTAATTCTTTTGCTTTCGATTCCATACTCCCAATATTACGTCTAGCAGATATGATGTAAATCGTCGCTTTGCTCGTTAATCGACGTGCCAAATCAGATCCAGCTTTCGTTTCTAAAGTGTCATCGTAATCGAATGAGATTTTCTCTTTCGCCATTTTAATATTCGCAGCGCATACTGCTAATCGTTGTTGCTCGTTCGGATATTCCGAAAGCATAATTTCGTCGGACATACATCGAGATATGAAGTCCACGTGTTCTTCGCCGAATTTTGGTTTTGGTATCATTTCAATAAGTATTTAGTGACAGGCTTGTCTTTGTTTTGTTCCGCTAGTTTCTTTGCTTCTTCTTTGAGCCTCTGTTCTTGCTCCCAGATTGATTCTTGTCTATTCATTTTCATAAGTTTCTATGTAATATTGTTCAGGTGTTAATTTACCTCTCTCGTGAAAATAATATCTAGCAGATTCAATAATCTGTCGCTTTTCTAAATCTTTAGCTTGGCTAATT